TCATTCTCTTACCAGCAGTATCTAAATGACCACCAGCCGTAAATGGATTAGGTTGGGCCGCCCCTTGTACGGCAGTTTTTTGGTTGCTACCTTCGGCAAAAATCATAAATTCTGCATCTTGGGCTAATCTTTTGCCAACTAATTGCATATCCCATAAATGTTGTATTGGGGTTCGAGAGTTTGTAATAGTAGCACCATACGCAGACCTTGTTGAAGTGCCTGTACCAGATTGTAAATAAATATCAACCCATAAATCAAGTAAGTCGATATATACCATCCCTGCTGGATTACACATAGGTCTATGTGTTTCACACCAAATAGAATTAGGAATTATATCTCCAGCCGAATAGCCGATTGCTGGGTGAGAATCCCATAAACTTCCTGCTGGAAGTGCTGGTGCATTAGAACTTGTAACTGCTACACATAATGTGTGGAATCCACCGATACAATATGAATTATTTGCATTAAATCCGCTTGGATATGAAGCATTAAGTGATACTCTGATGTCGAATTGGTTTACAATGCCCGTTTCTACTAAATATATGTAGTATTGTTTACCATTCTGTAATGCAGTTCCCGTATCTAATTTGGAAATAGCACTATATTCCACATCATGTTCATTATAGAATACTCGGTTATAACCATTCATTTTAAATTTAAGATATGTATCACCTTTAATATAAAATGTAGTATGGGTACGACCAGCAGTTATAAATGGTTCTCTATAACAATTAAGTTTTAAATAATTTATTTTTGATTTAACAATATCAGTTAAAGGGTTATCTAATTTAGGTAAATAGAATTTTTCATTTATTGGTCTATTACATAATATTCTGAATAACCTAATAAATTATAGACCTCATCAATTAAAGCAACATTTGATATATCAACTATTTTTGAACCATCAAATGATTTTTTATAAGGAATAGTTAGAGAGCCTATTGTATCTGATGATTCTTGGTTAGTATTAAATACTTCTACCCCATCAATCATGATTGAGAATAGTTTTAGGTCAATTTGACTTTGCAGTATAAAATTAGAATAAGTACCTAATCTTATAATACCACTAACTATACTTGCTAAATTTGAAAATACATCAGAGGTTCCTTGCAAATTCCAATTTACACCGTCATAACTTGTATAACCTTTAGCCATACTACCGTTAATTTCAAGTTTAATATATATATCTTCATTATTTGCTGGTATGTTAAATATGGAATTAAAATATGAATTATCTGAATTTGGTACTTTTAACTGAATATTATTACTATTATTTATTAACAGAGTAAAATAACTCGCCGTAGAACCACTACCGAGAACTGACCATATTCTCTGTTCTGTATTATTAGTTGTTGTTCGTATTTTTGTGGTAATTATTATATTATTATTGAGGGATTGATTGATGTTTATATAATTATTAACACTAAACCCGCTCGCAATGCCATCATCTGTGATAGTTGGATTACCAATTATTGTAACTTTAGATTTATCATATGTACTATGAGCCATATTCCATATTTGCTCATAACCATTTTTATCATCTAATTCATTATAACCTATCGGAAACATATTAGATAATGCTAATTTATCTAACCCTGCTTGGTTAAGTAAACCTAATGTTGATAAGTTATCATAAGCGGTATCATAATTTGATTTTAAAGTATCTGTTAGGTTATTTTTTGAAAAACCTAAACCGCCTGTTAAAGTTCCAATATTATCAACTGTAAACTTTGATAATTGATTAACTGTAATTTTCTTATCATCCGATGATTCTGACATATCGGTAATAGGAAGAATGTCATTGCTTGCTACTGTCGTAATTGCAGTTTTGTCATTAAATCTAACCATTATAAAAATCTCACTCCATTATTAGTGCCTACTGTATTTTCTTTTAAAGAATCGTTAATTAAAATTCTGTTTATTGTATTATTAACTAAATAAAAATTATAAATAGAACCAGAATTAAAATATTGATTATTTGAAGTTCCTAAAAATAATTTCATACCATCACCAATGGCAATTTTATGATTTGAGGTTTCACTATCAACTGTATTGCCATTTATAATTAACGACCATGTATTTCCGTTTCTTTTAATAGTAACGGCAGTATTCTCATTTAATGTTAAATTACCGCCAGACAATATTACATCGGCATCTGCATCGGCATATCTATTACCTTGACCATCCATGTAATAGGTTAGTCCTATACTATTATCATTATATAAGTTTGGTGAAGTCTTAAATACAATACCTTCATTGCTATCATAATAACATTGAACTGATACAAATTCGGAAGCAAATGTTGTATTTTGTGAAAATATAGGAAACGATGTATTTGTCGTAACTATATCTGGCATTATATTAAAACTTATTTCAAAATTATCACTTTCGGGAATTATTTGATTATAAGTAATAAAAGCATTATTTTTAAATAAATTAAAAAATTGGTGAAAAGTAACTTGACCTAAACTTACCCCTGCTGGTAAAGCATTTTTAATTAAAGCATGGGCATCTAATGTTTCAAGTAATGCACTTCCGTAAAGTCTAATATAATTTATATTTGCTGGATAACCTTCTTGTAAACGAACAAATTTTGCATTAAATAATAATTTGCATGCTTCTATAAGTTCATCTATTGAAGTATCGGTATTATTTTGAATTATTTTAGCCTTAATAGCATTTCTAAAACTACTATCGCTTCGTGCTAACTTTGTACTTCGAGAACTTGCCGTACCTTTAAATTTACCAGCACCAAAACCTTCATCTCTTGTTCCGCCAAAAGTAAAAGCATTTTGTGGTACGGGTGTATAAACCCTGTTTTGACCTACTTTCCTTCCGATATAATCTAACCAAACTCCATTTGCAGTTGTATAGTCTAAATTATATAATAACTGCCATGCAATATCTTCTATGGCTTGGTATCTATCTCCAGATTGTTCGGCTAATTTATAAACCTCTGGAAATTCAAGTAAATAAGGAATTAAATGTGCTACGGCAAGTTCTTTATGATTGTCTATTTGAATCATTATATTTACCTTTAAGAACTTGTTTGTGTTATAGTTATATGTTCGGCACTTAATGTTGCCAACTGTCTTTTTCCAATCGCTACCGCATCATCATATTCATCTTCCGAACCTTGTTTTTTAACTTTTGCGAATGTAACATTTTTAATTTCTGGATGAGCATTTAAAACATAATATAAGTTATAAGCATAAACCGAATCGCCTACATTATATAAATCATTAAATGCTTTTATCAATTCGGCTTTAACATCATTTTTCCATTCGTCAGTCTGAACAGTATCAGAGATAAATTCTATTTTATAATCAATAGGAATTTTTGTTGGTCTTGTAAATCCTATTGTATATTCATTTCCATCATCGTCAATGATTGTCTTTGTAGTTGTTCCATATGCTTGAATACCGCTTGGCTTTTTTTGGAATATTGCTTTTGCAATTTCATCTTCATCTCCGCCTTCAACAACAATTTCAAATGATTTAGGCGGTAATGTATCAACCGTATTCATTGTATCATTTTCATAAGCATTGATATAACTAACATTGGAAATCTGCGATACTGTTGCTTTTATTGATGATAAAATTGAACTTGCAGTAAAAGAAACGGCTTCTTCTCTCCTTGCCCTTAATTCATCATCTGTTTCTGTATCACGACCTACTGTTGCAGTTCCTTCGGTATTGTATGTAATAGAATCAATACCAATACTCGGTGTTTTTAATGAAAATGTTGAAGTCGATAATGCCGTAATTGCACCATAACTTGTTGCTTGAGCAGTAATATTAACTGTACCCTCATCGCCAATAACAAATGCAGAAGTATTTATGTAGTATTCATCTGTACTATCATCAACTATGGTAATTTCACCAGCATTTTTTGTTGTACCAGCCGTACCATGAATAGTTAATGGAATAGTTGATTTTGTTGCAGTATAACGAGATATATTATTTAAAGCACAAATATAATCTAACCATAAACCTTCTGCTTGGTCTGGGTCTAATTGGTTTGCTAAAAATAATAATAACTCTTGTATTTCATACTCTCTGTCAGCATCTACCGCTTGAAGATTGGCAACGGAAGATTCGCCAGAAATAATAAAATCATCTCCAAACAAATCTTTGCAGACATTTTCTCTTTCTGCTAAAATTTCTGTTAGGGGCTGAATTATTAAACCATTATCGCTATATTCAATCATTATATATTATCCTTGTAAAACTTCAATTATATTCTCTCTTTCACCATATTCGGTTTTGACATTTGCGTTAATCACAAAAATATGTCGTTCTTGAGAATCTTTGGTTTTGCTTATTTGTATATCAGTAACGGCAATAACACCATTTATGGCTTCTATCTGTTCTTTAATAAATAATTTCATTAAAGTTTCGTTAGTCCAACTATTCTTATAATTAACACCATAATTGTCGTTAAGAAAGAAATCGCCTAAAAAACTTCTAACACCAACTACAATTTGTTGATATACTCTTTCTTGACCATCAACTGTGGTGTTTAACATTTTTTTTCTTATGAAATCTAATTTTAAATCTTTCATTAACCCTTCCTACATTTGTTATAAAAAATTTTAAAAAAAATGTAAACTAAATTGGAGCAGATGTCGGACTTCCTGCATTAGCGGATGTGTGTTTGTGGTCTTTAAGTGATTTACCACCACCTACTACATCAGTAGAACCCGTAATCGTACCAGAAGATGTTAAATCTCCTGTTTGTGTTATATTACCATTTACTACTAAATTTCCGTTTAATGTCATTGTTGGAGTATTAACTATAAGAGTATTGTCCGAACCTACTGTAAATGAAAATACATTATCAGAAGTTGCCAATATAATTTTGGCTTGAGGATTAACAGGAATTACTTTATTAAATGGTAAAAAACCATTAGTAAATAAACCATAATTTAAACTATGCCATTCTTCTGAATAATCATAATCAAAATTTCCCGTAGCCATAATATCATCAACAGAACTATCAAAAAATTCTATTGTACCAATATCGCCCTCTCTGACGGGTAATATCATATATGCACTACCACTATATACGGGCTGACGAATAGGAACATTAGGTATAACAGGATAAGGCACTAAATTA